AAGACTAGACGCCGGGTGACGTGCACCCCACCTAATGTGAAGTGCGGTGGCCGGTGCATTCCTCCTAATTGGGATTGCCGACTGAAGGGTAAAGGCCCGGATTCACATCTGAGGGCAGTTCGTACAGATCCTGTTAGTGGCTTGGCCAACATTGAGCGTGGTGTTAAGCGTATCTTTAAAGGTGTGCGTAAAGGGAGCTTTTCTGAGATCGAAGGTGGTAAGCGTGCCATCGTTCGCGGGGTTGTGAAGGCCACTCCTGGTGACATCCAGCGCAAGAAGAAACTGCAGGCGAATCTTGAACGCCGCGCTGGGGGCATCACAGTTGGCCTCGCAGTTGTTGGCTTTGGTTTATTCAGCCACAACCAGCTGAAGAGGGCACCCTTTTATCGAGATGGAGTGGGCCGCCAGATTGATGACGCGGTAGCGGCTGGGATTAACCGTGTGCTTGATACCACTCCTGGGATCGAAGGTCGGCGGGCTGAGAGGCGTGCTGCTGGCCGAGCTGCTGCTGGTGAGGCAGTGGCTAGAGCAACAGGAGAAGCAGCTAGAGGCCCTGAGGCTATGCGAGGTGCCGTACTTCGTACGCCTACTCAACTAGAACGTCGTGCTACAGAGTACGGAAACGCAAAAGTACTAGAGAATAAGATTAAAGCCTTAGATATTGAAGCTAAAGCGTTAGATATGAATGCCTCTACATGGAGGCAGAAAAACCTAGAAACTTTTTGGGGAGCTACTCGTACTAATGCGGGGGGTGCAGGTGACAGGAGTACCTTTTCCGGGCCCGCTACAAATGAGTATTTATCTCGCCAGTTTGGCTTTAAACTTAAAAAAGGTGATGATGCTACAATTGTACGACGTTCTGTCGCTACTGCGCTAAACCGTGAAGCGCGCAACTTACAAGCGTTAGCACGACAAGAAGGTGTAAATCTTAAAGATGCGAATTCTCGCAATGCTTTTTTAAACAGGGTTGTAGGGCCTAGCACAGCTAACTTCCCTGATGACGTACGAGAACGTGCAGTCAGTAACCTCGACCAAATTATCGGAGATGCTCCCCGAGGAGGCTCGACTGCAGTCAGCCGTAAGCAGCTCGCAGACACGATTTACAGAGATACTCGCGCTGGTTTCGATCAGTATTTTTGGCGAATCGCTGATGAAGTTCGTCAACCTGTAGGTGCTGCTCTTTCAGCTGAGGCACGCAAAGCTGGCTACAGCGATTTGTTGAATAGTGCACGTATTGGACAGTCGCGCTATTTAGCCAAGAGCTTGAACAAGCCTGAAGCAGTTGGAAACAAGATGGGTCAAGGCCTTAGTGATCTGATAGCCAAGGAGTATTACTCCACTAAGGTCGTCAGTAACCCTACGTTCACAGCCACAGATCGAGAGATCCGGCTCGCAGCATCCGAGCTCTCAGGGCGCAGCTTCAGCAATACAGCTCCCGCGGCTGACTATTTGAGGAGCAACGGCTTTGAGCGTTTAACCACTTTGCGGGGCTCTGCATCCCGAGTCCGTGCAAGCACACCTTCACCTGAGCGCCCAGACAGACCCGCGCGGCGACGCTCGAATGCTCAGCGCATCGCTGACTTAATGCGGCAGAAGAACAAGGATGGGACACCTAGGTATGCCACGCGTGAAGCTGCCGAGGCTGCGCTTAAGCGTATGCGGAAGGATGAGCTTCAACAAGCGAGGATTGACGCGTATCTAGCTGTAAGAGAGGACTTGCGGGGAAAGCCCTGTGGAGCTTCGCATATTCCGAAGGCCCATGAGTGTAAAAAAACTGCAAGCGGAACGTCTGCTTCTGAAAGCAAATCTTCTAAGTCCAGCAGCCGTGGTAAGAAGTTAGCGCTTGCGGCAGGAGCTGCGGCTATTGCAGGGGCTGCTGTTGTAGGTGGCAAAGCAACTTTTAAAAATAGGCAGAATATACCTTTGTACAAAAGTACAGCAAAGCATATTAACAACGGTATTCAGAAGATGTCTTCTAAAAAAGTTAGAGATACGATTAGTAAGCTCCCTGAAAAATATCAAGGACCGGCTAATAAACTGCTAGGCAAAGCCAAAGTAGGTTTGGCTGTTGTAGCTGCTGATGCTCAAGGGTTCAATCTGACAAAAGTAGATACGGTTAATAATTTTAGTACGTTTAAAAATCCTCGAACAGGACATGTCATGAGTGTGGGTGCGATTGATGACACACTTGTTACATTTGTCTCTACGCCCAGTGGTAAAGCAGGCTCTTTTGACAAATTCGGTATCGCGTTTCAGACAGATCTAAGTTTTGATCAAAAAGTAGGGCTGAGCAGAGCGCAGGGATTAGGTGTCGCAAAACAAGTTAAATCTATGTTTAAAGCGCAACTCAACGAAATGCCTGAAAATGCAGTTTTATTCAACAACCCATATAAATACGATGGTTTAGGTAACAAGCGTAATGCTATTTACAGAAAGTTTGGGTTTAAAGAATTAAGGGGCGTTCGCGGTGGCAATATGTGGGCTCTTAAAAACCTAGGAAAACTTACTGAAATCCCAGATGAGCAAGCTGACTATGTCGCTAAACTCATTCGAGGTGTTCGCGCTGACACTGCAGATCCGCAGCATACAAAGTTGAAACCTAATGCAACTCTTTGAGCGCTACAACAAAGCCCTCCGCCTCTCTGAGGACGTAACAATTTTGCAGCTCAATCGAATTCTCGACAACAGCTTCAATCGTTTAATCCGTCGTACCCGTATCCAGATTCGCAGTGGTAAGCCAGCTGCTGACCGAAACATGGCTCTCCTGCAAGAGTTCCGCCAACTTGTACCTGCGTTCAACCCACAGCGCACAGATGCCTACGACCGAGTCCTACGTGGGCTGCTTCGCAGTTCTCAACAAAAGGGAATTGGGGTGGCGCGCGACTCGATGCGAGAGCTCACACCTTCACGCCGGCGCATTGGCGTTTCTATTCCTATCGAGGCGACGGTTGCCGCTGCCGCACAGTCAAAGGGCTACCTACGCCGGCACGGCGAAACCTTTGCTGAGACTGCTACTGAGCTTGTTGCTCAGGGTGTAGCGGAAGGTCGCCCCACTGATGTCATTACGAATGATTTGCGCCTCCGCCTTGGTGTGGTCAAATCCCGAGCGGATGTTATTGCACGCACAGAGTCACTTCGTGCTTACAACAACGCCAGCAATCAGTACTACGCAGCTAACGGCATTGATCTAGTGATGTGGTATGCCACTAGCGATGATCGGACCTGTCCTATCTGTAACGCCCGCGCTGGGCGCATTTATAAGCGTGTTAATGCACAAGCTCCTTGCCATCCGAGGTGTCGGTGTTACCTAGCTCCCTGGGATCCCGAGATCGCAGCAATTGATGACACCTACGCCGCATTACCTCGACGCCACCGTGAAGAAGTGTCGAAAGTGGCAACTGTAGGCCCCGCTGATCTCAACAGAGCAGCAGTATTTGAACAGGTAGCCCCGCAACCCTTTGATACGCAGTAGCACAAATTGGCTATTCTGGGAGAAGCACACTCCAGGCCCATTATCATGCCTGCCACCGCCCGCCGCGCTAAGTCAGAAGCCTACGAGAAGGGCATCCGCGAGGGCACGGCGATGGCCAAGCGCTCCCGCGGTAGTAAACCTGCTGAGGAAGAGGAGATGGACATGGGCATGATGCCTGGCCACTCCCGTAAACGACGCAAGCCGGCGGCCGACGGTTACGGCATGAAGAAGCCCATGGATGGCGGCATGTACGGCAAGAAGCCCATGGATGCCGAGTGCGGCTGCGGTAAGAAGAAAGGCCGCAAGTGCGATGGCAGCTGCGGATCTATGCGTAAGCGCAGCGATTCGCTCACTCCGCAGGAGTACCTGACCGCTTGTGAGCTGGGTATCCAAGACCGCAGCGCGACCTACACCCGAGCTCGGTTGGACGCTGCTGAAGCCCGCAACGACTTGAAGTGCGGTAAAGGCGCTATTTCTGAGGGTGAGAAGTGCACTAAAGGGCCCGCTATCAAAGTAAAGCCGAAGAAGCCTACAAACAAAGAAATCCGTCAGATGGAGCGTAATTTAATTGCTAAAGCTGCAAGAACAGGTCAACCGCTTAAAACTTCTAAAAAGCAAACAGCTTTGCTGTTGCAAACACGTGGCACACAGACGAGAAGAACCACAAAACAAATTTTAACAAGAGTAAAAAGCAGCGCTCTAAAAACTGCTATTAAAGGAAATAAAAACAGTAAAGACCCACAAAACCAAGCTTTAAGTTCATTAGCTCGCCGCGAACTGTTTAATCGCCGACTGCAAACAGGAGCTCGTGTTCTTGGTGGTGCTTTAGCTGCTGGAGCAGTTGTAGCAAGCTCGCTAGAAACCCGTAAGCGTGACTCCATGTACGCCGCCGGTTTTGCCCCCGAACCCGACGCTCTCGCCATCTGACCATGACTTTGACTCCTGCTTCTTTGCGTCAAGACGCGCCGGGTAAGACTGGCTTCGTCAACAAAGAACTGCACGCAGAAGTCAAAGCCGCCGCCAAGCGCAAATTCAAGATTTACCCGAGTGCGTACGCCAACGCCTGGATGGTGCGCGAGTACAAAAAGCGCGGTGGCAAGTTCCGCAATGACGGCTTGGACAAGTGGTTCAAAGAGAAATGGGTCCGCATGAGCAGCAGCGGCCGGATCCTGGGCCCTTGCGGTGACCGCTCCAAGGGTGAAGGTAAGCCTAAATGCCTACCGGCCGCCAAGGCCATGTCGCTTTCCCCCGCCGAACGCCGCCGCCTGGTGTCCCGCAAGCGGCGCGAGGATCCCCGCAAGGAGCGCAGCGGCGCTCCGGTGATGGTGAGCTCCAAAACCGACACCTGGGCAGCTGGTTTCGATACCGAGGACGGCAAAAAGTACAGCAAAAAGGTCCGCAACCCCAAGACCGGCCGCACTCGCATTGTCCGTTACGGCGCCAAGGGGTACAAGATCGCCCCAGGCACTGACAAAGGCGACCGCTACTGCGCCCGCAGCTTTGGCGACATGAAGTCCCACGGTAAGGACTGCTCAGGAAAGGACCGCAACACCCCGCTCTGCCTCTCGAGAGCGAAGTGGCGCTGTAGCGGCAAAGTCTCCCGCCGCGACGGCCTGACGCCGGGAAAGTTCTCGGCCTTTCGGCACACCCCTCTGATTTGGGTAGTCTGAGGAAAACAACCCCTCGTACCCATGGGCCAGCGTGTTGTAGACGGTGACCGCTACGAGGTCATTTACCCAGCTTCCCTGGCCGGTCTCGATATACCGGTGCACGACTATATCGATATGAGCTACACCGGCAGCAACCTCACCGGTGTGGTGTACAAGTCCGGTGGCAGCGGCGGCACCACCGTCGCAACACTGACCCTCGGCTACGACGGCGGTAACAACCTGACTTCCGTCACCAAGAGCTGAGTCATGGCCTTCAAGTTCAACCCGTTCACTGGAAACCTCGATCTTGTTGAGGTAGGAGCAGGCGGCGGCGCTGCCACTCCTGGTGGTGCGGACACCCAGGTTCAATTTAATGACGGCGGCAGCTTCGCTGGCGACAGCGGTCTAGCTTATAACGACACTGCAGGCGCCTTAACCGTTGGCGGCAAAACCGTTACGACAGATGCGCCAATCATCAATCTTAGTCAGACATGGAATAATGCAGCCACAACATTCACTGGGCTAAAGCTAAATGTAACTGATACTGCAAGTGCTGCCGATAGCAACCTGCTGGATTTGCAGGTTGGTGGGACGAGTAAATTTAAATTCATTTCCTCTAACAATGAAATAGCATTGCCTACGGCAGCAGCCAGCAGCATAAGTTTTAGGAGCTTCAGTCTTGTCGCCACGCTTTACAATCGAACTGTACTTTCATGTAATGAGAACGGTGAGCTATCTTGGCCACAAGGCGTTGGCGTTTTAGGATCATGCATTTTAGACGGGGGTAAAGCCATTGAGTATACGACAAATAAAATTACATTTCAGTCAGTGGGCTTTGCTGCTGATGTTCAATTAAAGGCAATTGATGCTGGAACCCTTCAGCTAGATGATAGGGCTGGTGGGCCAGGCAAGTTTTACGTTGTAAACACCTACACCGACGCCAGTAATTACGAGCGTGGATTCCTGAAGTGGGATACTAATGTTTTCAAAATCGGCACTGAAAATGATGGTACCGGTACTGCGCGTGGTCTGACAATTCAAACAGGTGGAACAGATCGAGTAACACTAGGTGGCACCAACGGTCTAACTATAGATGGCAGTGTTTCTCAAATTTTTGCAGACTGCACTACCTATTTTGCATCAACAACAGCTGCTGGATCCCGTGCGCTGGCGGGCGATGGTTTTGCGGTCGGGTCTGCTTACGCGTA